GGGGGTGATTCAGTAAAATGAGTCACCCTCTTTTTTTCTAAGGGAGCATCATGGCAATTACACACGAACGCATATCAGTAGGCACAACAGCCACACAAATTTCTTCTAACTATGCTGGCAAAGATGGTCAGACAGTCTCAGTTCAGAACCCAGCGGCGGGCGCTACCGTCTACATTGGCGGAGAAGGCGTAACAACAACATCTTACGGATTTGCTCTAACTGGCGGAACCGATATGGCAGTTGAAATGCAAGATGGTGAAAAACTTTACGGCGTGGTTGCTTCAAGCACACAGACCGTAAATGTACTTCGTCAAGGCGCTTAAACCATGGCATTACCAGTATCCCTATCAACCGTGACGGTTGCTGGTACCTATGTGGATTTACTAGGCAACCCAGTTCGAGGCTCAATCACTTTTGAACCTCAGACCATCTTGAAAGAAAAGACCTTGAATGTCCACATAATGCCAGTTCACATTGTTAAAACTTTGGATGCAACTGGCTCTTTCACAATCACTTTGCCTGTTACTAGCGATACAGATGTAATGCCTCAACCATTTATTTACACCATAGTTGAAAACTTTACCTCTGGTCGTACATTCCAGATTTCGCTACCTATCTCAGTTGCAGGTACCACTCAGAACCTTGCAGACCTCCTTACAGCCCTTTCTGAAGCAGATGCCACCGCTTATGTATCCGTGGATGCTTACCAAGGTCTATTGACCCGTTACAACAATGCCAGCAATAGGCGAGAGATTGTGGTCAATGCTTCTACATACGAAGGCAATGCCCTTGCCTATGCAACAGAGGCTTCTAAGTCAGCAAGCGCAGTCGCTAATTTTACGACTAATCAGTTAATGATGATGGGAGTCTAAGATGGCTGAACCGTATGTACCCATAGCCGAATACACGGCTTCAAACGCTCTTTTGACTGAGTTGGAAGTGGCTACAAATGCCGCCGCGACTAACGCAACCGCTCTTTCTACGGCTACCGCAAATGCTCTTGCATCTAAAAACACAGCCGATGCAGTCGTGGCTGAAAAATTTGATTTGTTCTTCTTGGTAGGTGCCTAATGGCTCTAGGTCCAAATTTAACCACGGTCACCGTAACTGGCAATTATGTAGATTTTGAAGGCACCCCAATCGAGGGTCAGATTCGCTTTAGTATCGGCGAGGTCTTGCGTAACGGTACAGATGACCAGATGGTTGCTCCGTCTAGCGTAGTTGTGCCTTTGAGTTCAGGTTCATTCTCGGTCTCACTCCCTGCAACCAATGACCCAGATGTGGTTCCAAACCCTTTTGTTTATACAGTTGAGGAGTCATTTCCTAATGGTCGCACCTATGAAATCAGCATCCCTTACACCACTTCAGGTTCACTAGATTTAGCAGATATTAGCCCAGACCCAGCCTTGTCTGAAACTTTCGTAGCGGCTGTAGACCTAACTTCTTGGAATACCCTTGAGTCCAACATTACGGCTCTGGATGCCTTGATTGACCAAGCAGCCGATAAGTTCCCTGCCTCTGGTCAGTATTGGTACATTGATTCTGCCTTTGCTACATACACAGCACTTGATACAGCCTTTGCTACATACTCCGCTCTCACCGCGGCGACATATAACATCTCAGGTGAGGACATCACATCATTCGTAACCTCGGCGCAGGGTTACGCTTCTTCAGCATCATCAAGCGCTACAACAGCCCAAAATAACTCGGCTGGTACCATTAGTCCATTATTACTCATCGGAGGATAACCGCATGGCAACTACTTACAAGGTTCTTGGGCAATCAAACCCCTCAGCCACTACCGCCACGACTCTTTACACCTGCCCTGCTTCTACTCAGACGGTTATCTCAACCATCACCATCTGTAATCAGGCTGGCACAAGTGGCACATATCGAATCGCAGTTCGCCCAAATGGAGCGACTCTAGCAACTGAACACTATGTCGTTTACGATGCAACAATTCAAGCAAATACAACCGCGGCTTATACCCTAGGGCTTACAATTGATGCTTCAGATGTAGTAACAGTTTACGCATCATCAACAAGCCTTTCATTCAATGCGTTCGGAAGCGAGATTGCATAATGGCAATAACCACTAATGGTGGTGCAGGAGTCACCGCTGATGCAGTAGCAACACTTAGCAATAAAACACTCGAAGCACCAGTAATCAATAACGCGACTTTCACGGGCGCTCAGGCTGGTCTTGAGATTAAGTTCGGTAACAACATTGTTCTTGAGGGAACAACTGATAACGCTTTTGAGATGACTCTCTCAGGCGGAGACCCAACAGCAGACCGCACAGTTACCCTTCCAGATGTCACAGGTACAGTTGTCACTACGGGTAATCTCACAGCAATTACGACCCTGACAAGCCCAACAATCACAACTCCAACAATTACTGGCGCTATATTTAATGATGGCTCAGTTGTCTTTGAGGGTACAACTGCCGATGCTTTTGAAACAACATTAGCAATTACAGACCCAACTGCTGACCGTACAATCACATTCCCTGATTCAACTGGAACAGTTGCTATCACTTCAGGCGTTATCAATAACACGCTTACAACTACAACTGGCGACATGATTTACGCATCAAGCGCAAATACACCTGCTCGCCTTGCAATCGGTACAGCAGGACAAACTCTAGTAGTATCCGCTGGAGGTATCCCTGAATGGGGTACAGCGGCATCTGGTGGAGTATCAGCCAACGACCAAGCCTTCGCCTTCGCGGTGCAGGTATTCGCATAAGGAGAAAATAAATGCCAACAACAGTATCCAGAATTCCTTTATCGGGTTCAACAGACGGCAGAGCCATCAAGGTAGCGGCGACTGCTTCTTCAGGAACGCTTATCCATACTGCGGTCACAGGAACAACTGACGAAGATGTTATTACGCTCTACGCATATAACTCATCTGCCTCAGCAGTAAACCTAACCCTTCAATGGGGAGGAACTTCAACACCTGACGATGACATCAAGTTATCAATTCCTGCAACATCAGGTCTAACCTTGGTAGTACCTGACCTAGTTTTACGCAACTCTTTGGTTGTAAGGGCTTATGCTGGAACAACAAATGTGGTCACAATCCACGGATTTGCTAACCGCGTAACAACAGTCTAAAAGAGGTCTAAAATGGCACTCGCTGTCCGTTTATTAAAGGCTAACCCTTCAGTATCAGTTTCAAATGTACTGAAGGGTACCTTTGTAGCGCCTTCAGCAAAACTATCCCAAACTGGTTCTGGAAAACTTGTGACTAGCGGTGGTTCTGTGACTGGTGGTGGTTACACAAATAGCATGGAATACATTATTGGCTCAACGCTAGGAAACGGTACATCTTTCGGGGTTCTAACTGGCACTAAAGGTGCAATTTCAGGAGTTTCCTCCACCACTAGAGGAGTAGTTAGCGGAGGAACTGGTAGTGCTGGCTTTCAAGCAATGGATTACTTTACTTTTGCTTCTAATGGCAATGCTATTTCTTTTGGAACAAGTGTTGTTGCCAGACACGCTTCTTGTTCTGGCAGTAATGGTGTTTATGGTCTATTTGCAAACAATGGTGACAACAGTAATAACATCGAATTGATTGTAATTGCTACATTAGGAAATGGTGCATCTTTCGGAAATACAGCGGTAGCGCGTAGAGATGCCGATGGCGACAGCAATACAATCAGATTTTTTCAGGGTGGAGGCTACACAAACAGCCCGATTTCAACAATTGAGTATGTCACTATGTCTACAAGCGGAAATGGAACAGTTTTCGGCGACATGAGCGCCTCTCGCTATGTTCCGTTTGCTTTAGCAGATGCAACAAGAGGCGTGATTGCTGGAGGATTTAATAATCAAAACAGCACAAACTACGCAACTATTGAATACATAACTATTGCAACAACTGGAAATGCGATTTCTTTTGGAAGTCTTACGAGCGCTATGAATAACGGAGGGGCTAATGCCGTTGGTGCAAGAGGTTTCTTCCTTGGTGCAAATTCCTATGAGAATAGGATTGAATACATAAATGTTCAAACTACTGGCAATTCTGCATCCTTTGGAACTTTAGCAACAGGAAGAATTGAAAATGATGCAATTAGTAATCTAAACGGAGGAATTGCACAATGAGTTACATTCCACAGATTAGAATTTTAGTTCCTTCTGCACAAGTAGATTCATACACCTCTCAAAACTTTGCTTTGCCATCATCACCATCATATTTTGATGACACTAGAGCAGTATTTGGTGGAAGTTCAGGCGATTTACGCATGGATTTCATAAATGTTTCTTCAGGTGGTACAGCATCATCATTTGGAAACCACGGAGTAACTTTTCCTGGCGGTGGTGGTGGAAATGCTGGCTCAAACACTAGAGGCATAACAGTCGGTGCTTTGAACGCTGTTGCGGCAGGAGTAAGCACAAGTGAGTTCCTAACATTTGCGACTGGTGGCGGAACGACATTTTTTGGAAGCATTACAGTTGCTCGCGGTCAATCGGCGAGTTCCTCTAACCAAACCCGAGTCGTTTGTGCTGGAGGATTTTCTTCAGGTTCTTACTACGCAACAATTGATTACGCGACTATTGCAACAACAGGTTCTTTCATTAGTTTTGGCAGTCTTACAGGTAGTCAAAGACTTGATACACAAACAGCAAGCCCAATCAGAGCCGTAGTATTTGGCGGATTCAACGGAAGTAACATTTTATCTACTATTCAATATATGAACCTTGCTTCAACTGGCAACGCTATATCTTTTGGAAATCTTACTGAAATAAAATCACAAGCCGCTTCAACTAACACAGCGACAACAGCATTTTGTATTGGCGGAGATAGTTCTGGAACCATAAGAACAAGAATTGAATCTCTTAACCTGATAACTACGGGAAATGCAGTAAATATAGGAAGTCTGGCATCAGGTGTTAATGCTGGAATGGGAACATCATCTCAAGTAAAGGCGATACTCGCTGGAGGTTTTAACTCAGCAAGTACGGCTATATCAAACATTGAAACGATGATTTTTACATCCGCTGGGTCTTTTACAAATTTCGGAACACTTTCTTATGCGCGAGGCAATGTTTATGGTGGCTCAGCCAGCCATGGCGGGTTGCAAATTGATTACTCCTCTCGCATTGGCGTATCTGAAGTTCAAGAACAAGGTGTTGCAGTTATCGCAGGTGGATATAACGGCAGTTCAAGAAGTGCGGTAATAGATTATGTGAACATTTCCACATTAAGCGATGCCGCTTCTTTTGGTTCCCTAGTCGCGGCTAGAGATTCTATGGCTGGATTTGGTTCTAATACCCGTGGAGTATGGGCAGGTGGCGACAGCCGTACTGGAGGCTACAACGAGTACGCCAACTTAATTGATTATGTAACTATTGCAACAACTGGAAATGCCACCAATTTTGGTGCCTTAACTGTTGGTCGCCGTTATCCTGGTGGTGGCTCTAATCAAACCCGTGGTGTTATTGGTGGCGGAGATAACGCTTCAGGCGGAACAGCAATCATGGATTATGTAACAATTGCATCAACTGGAAACGCAATCAGTTTTGGTAATTTGCTGACAACTAATGCTTATCCTGCTACTACCGCGAGTTCAGTATATGTCTGGTTTATGGGTGGCGGAGATGGTGTCGGTTACTTAAACGGAATACAGTCAGTTGTCATTAGTACAACAGGTAACTCAAGTTCTTGGGGAACAATTTTAGCGGGAACAAATCAGTCATCCGCGGCTTGTGATTCAATTCGCGCATTTATGTTCGGCGGATTTACAGGTTCGGCACTTTCAACGGTTCAATACATGAATGTTACATCCGCTGGAAATACTGTTTCTTGGGGTTCTTTATCTGCAACTAGAACGATTCCTGGAACCACCGCTTCTCGTACAACAGCGGTTATTGCTGGAGGACAAAGGGCTGGAACTCTTACAAGTAACATTGAAGCAATCACTACGGCAAGCCTTGGTGCTGTTTATAGTTTTGGCTCTTTAACACAAGGAAGAATCCAAAATCAAGGTACATCAAGTAGCCATGGTGGTCTCTAAATGGTAGATTCAGATAACCAACTAGAGGGAGAAATCATGTCGTCAGAAATTGCTCTTATTGAAGTGAGTAATGAATTAGCAATTACACACGAATACAAGGGAATGTTGGAGCATATAAATAAAACGCTCCCAGCAATTAAAAGAGATTCACAAAACTTCTATAAGTCTGCATCTCAGTTCAAAAATGTAACACTTGATGTTACCGACCTTACCCCTATGTCCTCTATCAAGCATATTCTTGCTGTTCTTGACCAGACCAGAATGGCTCTTGAGGAGGCTCATGTTTCCCTCCGCAAAAAGCAAATTGAGGGTCGGAAAAAACAAGAACAATTTGATTCTTTAGAGGTTGGACACGAAAAAGATTTGCTTGAAATTGAGTTGATAGAACTTGCCACCCAAATTACTAATTCTGAGAACTATGTCCGTGGAGCAATCCGTAAAATGAGTTTCTTTACTACTCAGTACGAGGCAATTTTAGAAAAAATGGGCGTTGAAGAAATCACCGAAGAAGCCTATGAAAAAGACGAAACCCGTTATCATGTAATGACGGCAATGAAACAGGCTCTTAACGCCGCTCGTACCAGAGGCGGTATGATTGATGAGGGAAACCACATTTATCTTTTTGACATGGGCATAAATGGAGCAGTTGCTCAGGCTGAAGTTCTTGCTTACCTTCAAATGGAGCAAGAAATGTTAAAAGTTGGCGAAGAACCCACACATGAACTTACTATCAAGTGGCTTGAGGCTTGTGCCGACAAGTTCGAATCCTCTGGCATCCGATATGCGGAAAGCCGTGGTTTTGTACCATTGGATAAAAAGTCACTAGCAAAGGAAATCACAAATGGCTAAAAAAGTAATTAGTTACAAATTAACACCTAACGGCGAAATACCATCGTTTGTTCACGATGGGGGTTATCTAGCAAATGGTCAAACATGGCAAGAGATGGTTCTAGTCGGCATTTCAACAGATAATTTTACATCTGCGGAAAATGTGGCAATTTACGAGACTGAGGAAGATTTAGTTGCCTATCTTGAAACATATTTGACCGATAATACAATGACAGACCCAATAACAAATCAGGAATACTCTTTCAGCGTTACTGGTAGTGCTTCCGCTATGTTTGCTAAACTAATCTCATAAAATAGGAGTATAAAATGGCAGGTACAACTACTAAGGGTCTACGCTATCCAACAGCGGGAGATAACCCTGCCATCCATACCGATATTCAGAATCTTGCTACAGATGTAGATACAGAGTTAAACGATTATGCCCTTCTTGCTGGGGCAACTTTTACTGGCGCAGTTACCTTCAATGCGGAGGTCAATTTTGAAGGTACAACAGCAAACGGCTTCGAAACAACTCTTGCAGTTGTAGACCCTACAGCCGATAGAATTGTTACTTTCCCAGATGTCAGCGGAACAGTCATTACGACTGGAAACCTTACGGGCATTACGGCTCTGACTTCACCAACTATCAGCAATGCAACCTTTACGGGTCAGCAAACAGGGCTTGAGTTGGCTTTCTCTCAGAACATCGTATTTGAGGGAACTACAGCCGATGCCTTTGAACTTACACTTTCAGCAGGTGAGCCAACAGCCGATAGAACAGTTACTCTCCCAGACGAGACTGGAACGCTAACAACTGAGGCTAATGTTCTTGATTACGCTCGAACAGTTGGTTTATTCCTTGGCGGTATGTAATGACTTTTACCTACTCTGGAGACCCTAGTACCTCTGCTAGAAACTATGTTCGTTTTCTTCTCAACGATACAGATTCAACCGATGCCCTTTTCTCGGATGAAGAAATTTCCTATGTCTTAACGGAATGGTCAAATGATTCCTATGAGGCGGCGCGTGAGTTGGCTGAAATCCTTATCGCTCGCTTCGCCCGTCTAGCCGATAGCACTTCAAAGAGCGTTGGCGATATATCAGTTTCCGAGTCCTACAGTTCGAAGATTACCCACTACAAAGAGTTGGCTCACAGCCTATTTCAGCGCAAGATGCGTAAATCTCCTCCTCGCCCATGGGCTAAGGCAGATGCTATTAAATCTACGGATGATAAGACAACCTCTGACTTCAATACAGACTTCGTAATTGGTCAGATGGATAATCCAAATAGTACCTACGAAACACGCATCGTAGAGTAGGGAGATAGCCATGGCAGATGCTATCTACAACAAAGTCGCTGAGTTTATGACTGATACCGTGGTCTTTACACCCAAGGCTTCAGTTGATAAATACAACAAAACTACTTTTGGCAATGCCCAAACAAATGTTACGGCTACTGGTCGCCTTATCTATGACACAGTTCGAAACCGAGATGTCCAAGGAGTTGAAGTTACCGATATTGGTCGCTTCATAACCAAGGGTCCACAGACTTCAATCACCGTGGCACACAGAATGGTAGTTGGCTCAGACACCTTCACCATTAACGCAGTTGATAACATCGCAGACGAAAACGGAGCGCATCACACCGTCATACGCTTTGGTAGATAACCATGGCACAAACCTTTACATTTGAATTAGAAGGCGCTCAAGAGTTACGCAATATGCTGGAGTTTTCTGGCAAGGATGCTGGAAGGGTAGTAGGTCAAGTAATCCTCGAAGAAGCCAATATGATTTTTGCTAGAGCGATGGTTTTGACCCCTATTGATACAGGCGCTTTGCGTGGCTCAGGCGGAGTTTCGGCTCCGATGAACACTCCTCAAGGCATCGGAGTTGATATTTTCTTCGGTGGACCAGCCGCCCCCTACGCCATGTATGTCCATGAGATTCTAGGCAATTACCACAATCCGCCAACTCAGGCTAAATATCTGGAGCAACCTTTTATGGAGAGATTGCCAGAAATTCAGCAAAATATGGTTAGGCGTATCATTGACTTAATGAGAAAGAATGGAGCGGTGTAATGGCAACAATTCTTGAATCCATAGGCGATTACTTGCAGAACACAGCAAGCGCTTTTGGCGCACACGCTTCTCAAGGCACCCTTGGAACTAACCTATTTTTAGCCACCCTTCCTGAGTCTCCTGATGTCTGCACAGCCATCTACGAAAACTCTGGCACCCCACCAGCCTTCACGATGGGAAGCGGAGGCATAGTTATTGATTACCCAATGCTCCAGATTATTTCTCGGGCAGGGAAAGAAGATTATCCAACAGCCAGAGACAAAATTGAAGATATTCGAAACTTGCTTGCTTCGATAACTGGTGTCACAATTTCGGGTGTCCATGTTTTGCGTATAGAGCCAATGGGTAGTGTTAATCCATTGGGAATAGACCCAAAGCAAAGACCACTATTATCGGCGAATTTCCGATGTCTAGTGAGGAAATAACCACGGAGCCATTGGCTCCCCAGGAGAGAGTGGTAGACCCGTATGGCAGAAACGCAACGACAGACGAGTTCCAAAGGTGCTGGAAATGCGACAGACTCCTCTTTGAGTCGGCAACGCGCCCGTGGAGTATCCGATGTCCAAGGTGTAAGTCAAAAAATAAGTCTGGATGATTTTACCTCTAAGTTAGACTCGCTCAATGGAAAAAAGACCTTGCCTGGGCATGAGTGCGCGATGGGTAAATTGATGAGAGAGTTGCCTGAATCCTTCTCATCAAAACTAATGGAAACTCTTATGAATACCTCAGTTGAAGGAACCGCAATAACAAAGGTTCTGGCTGACTTTGGGTTCGAGATGAGTTCGAATGTAGTTCGCCGTCACCGCCGTAGGTTGCAAGGCTTAGACGGATGCAAGTGTGAAAAATGAATTTAGATGATGCTTTAACAAATCTATTAAAAACAACAGAAAACAATACGACTCAGCCTAT